GCATGATTTTTTAAAGATGCCCTAAAATTGTCCGGGCCCATAGCAGGCAGAAGAAGAGTTTTAAACGCCTTGTTTAAAAACTCATCCAAAGTTACCTTTTCTGAAAATTTTACGACATACTCGTCATGAAACCATTTTGTAAAATAACTTACAGAAATTGGTATATCAACTATCGGAACTTGTGTTAGCGTGCTCCTAGCGGTGGATCCTTTTAAAAAATAGTCTTTATATGCTAGAGTGCTCAATATAAAATTAACCCTTTCTGCATGATTTTTGCTCTGATATTTCGTAGTTGACAACAACGAGTCTATAATATCGCCGAAGTAAACAAAAGCAACAGATATCTCATCTGGTTCCAGTTTTCCCAAAGTAGTTTTTACTTCTGCAGATTTTTTAAGGAGGGCACCAGCCTCTTTTGCTTTCACTGGCTGTTTGGGCGGAGGTTTCCCGGGGGTTAACTTTGGAGCACCGGCGGATTTGATAGTTGCTAAGTCAATGGGTCCGTGTGCTTGATAAAAATTTTCAAAATCAGTGGCAGACAAGGTGATATAGAACTTCCTCTTTTCCTTTGTGATGTCTTCAAGTATTTTTCTAAATACCTTATTGGATCTCTTTCTCTCAAGTAGGGCATAAAATCTATCCGCCATGACTGTCGCATAATCCAAATCACCACTGACTTGTTCAGTATTCATAAAAGCATCGATTAACTTTCGTGCTTGAGAAGCGGTGTCTGGTTGTATTCCAGTCAATCTGGCAATTTCATTCTTAAAACTCTTTAGTGACATTTCATCAATTTTTTTAACCTTAAGGCTAGAAGAGCTTCTATTAACTGTGCCAAGGTTCCATCCGCGAGCAACGATTGAATGGTCGCCCCATTTACCTTGCTTTAAACTTAGGTCTCGTTTTTTTAAAAATTTTTTAAATCCGGTCAACACACTAGTTTTAAAACCGGACTCAAGATTTAGTATCTCCTCTTCTTTATTAGACGGTCCAAATATATCGATATTATTCAATGCTTGCAAAATCGCTGAACGGAATGACAAATTAAGTTCAAATGTACCGTCTTGATTGAAAGTAAATTGAGGTATCTTAAAATGAATCCACAACGTCACCAACGAGGTCTTCAGTGCCTTTATCTCTTCTTGGCTAAATAGTCCGCCTGCATTATTTGGCGGGGGTGCCCATCCAACGACAGCATACCAATCTCCCGATTGTGGAACCAGGAGGTCATCGTATATCTTTTCCTCAAAGACATTCAAGCTATCCCCGTAAAGTGTCAGATCACCAAGAATCATCTTGTTGGCTGTCGACAAATATTTCCCGTCATAAGTCCACGTAAAAGACCTTAATCCTAAACGCCCACTTCTTCCAATACTCTCTATTGAATTATTCTCAATTGAGTAATAATTTCCTTGAAGCTTCACCTCTTCTGGTCCTTTTCTTTTGTTCTTTTTGTCTATTTTAAAAAGACGAAACATGGGGGTTAATGCTGACAACTGATCGTTCTTTAATTTTAACAACGATTCTCTTCCCGAACCCTGAAGTTGAGAGGTTAAAGGTCCGTTCAATGGTTGATTTCTTAAATAAGCATAATTTTTGTAAGCATAGCCCGTTGTAACATTATGTTTTGCTAGCTCCTGCATTTTAGCAACTAAATACCCCTGCTCTCTAAAATTTCTAAGTTTATTCTGCTGACGTGCCTCTTCTGCTTTCTGCTGTGCCTGCGTAATTGAACTGGGGTCTGATGATTTTTTAATATCATACGCGAATGATGCAGCTGCGGCGACGCCGCCTGACCCGACGTCGAAAGCACCCTTTATGTCAGAAGTGCCTACATTCTTTTTCGGGTCAAACGCAATATTTACTCCTGACTTTTGTGAAATTCTTTTCCTAAGTTCTTGGGCTTTTTTAGTTAGTGGAACATTGGAGATTATCCACTTCTTTGTCCACTCTTTTTGTTCCTCAATGCTCTGGTCGCCTATCTTCCCCGCCGCTTTATCTTTCTCATATTTTTCTTGTAATTTCGCAGGAGCCCCGTCTAAGGCACCGCCGGGACCATGAAGTATGACCTGTCTGAAGCCCAGACGACCAACAATGACGGGCTGGGCTACTCTCGCATTAAGTGCTCGTTTCACCTGATGTAGGCTCAGATCTCCAAGGACCGGAGATTTTTGGTGCTCCGTTGTCTGAAGACCCAATTGCTCCTGAACCGAAATGCGGCCCTGTTCTAATCTTTTGGCTATCTTAAGTGGGGCTGACACAAAGCGGTCAAGGGCACTTTCTTGTTCTTTGTCTTTTTCAGCCATGACTAGTACCCATAATACATTCTTATTCTGTCAAGAGGATGAGGAACATAGATGATGTCGCCTAACTCTACATGTGATTCAGTGGGAGTTTGGTTATACCAAGCAATGACCCACCACAGTGAGGAATCTCCGTAGTGTTCATGAGCTAGTTTAAAAAATTTATCTCCCACTTTCCACAGATGGGAGCGAGCCTCAATACTGGATATTTGCTCCTCCGTAAGCGGATGCATTTCTGGGGTTGCATACATGCTAATGACCTTAGTATCTCTATTCTTATTGATACTATCGTATCTAGGTAAATCATTAAAGATGCGATTTCTTTTTGTGTATCTACTCATTTTAATTCTTCCTCCATTCTATGGGACCTATTATTTCGTATACTCGCGCCAAGATTTCAATACCGCCTCTTTTTCTTTCCTGATCTGTTCGCTTACTCTTGCTGGTGATTTCGCGTGCTCGGTCGGAGTTTGCTGAGTTCGTTGTTGGTTTCCGAATGAGAATCCGAACGGCAAAGATTTCTTCAAAGCAGTATTAGTAGAATCAACTTGTTGTTTTTTCGTTAAAGTCCCATATGGAAAGCTCTCTGCGCCGACCCACTGGTTTCCTATATACCCCAAATCATGCTCGTGAAGGACACCGATTTGGCAAGTAACCGAGTAAATCTTTGGAATTATTACACCGGTTCTGCTTGTCACAACACCAACCTCTAAATTTGGGTTAAAGGAGAGTCCACCTTTTATTACCCCTAAGAGACCCTTTTGGGACGCTCGACTATCACCAGAAGTCTTGGCATCTTGAATTAAGTTTGTAAATTTTACCCTCACCAAAGGGGCACCATCCATTGTCTTTAACCCGCCAGCGTCTCTATATGTGGGGTATAACATTTGTGCGAGATTTTGGAATTTTCCTAAATTAGCTTCGGCCTCTGCGACATCGTCCGAGACGACATCCCAAGATATGGATATCGTTCTAGATGTATTTTGGAATGTATAAAGCGGGTCCATTCTCCCGTATATTTGTTCTTCGGCCCAGGTTGATTCAAAAGTATCTGAGTAGTCTGTCAAGATGGATTGAAAGGTCTCGTGCGCTCCAGTAAGGACATGCGTGAATTTTATCTGCCATCCCCATTTATTTTCCAATTCTTTTCTATAACTACCTGGCATTATTGTGACCTCCCTTGCTTATATAATTATCCCAATGCATAAAAATCGTTATTTATTAATGATATAGTGGACTTTGCCACGGTTCTTCCGTCTAATTTAATGACTATTTCTTTGCCTGCTGTTGCTTTGGACATCAATTCAATTAACTTATCTAACTTATTTGCTACGAGACCACCTTCCTTCACTCCGATCAGCTGATCTGATGCATTTGCATTTACCATAAAATCATCTACTTTCGGTGTGTCAGACTCAATTCCCATCAGTGTAGCCCTGTAATGAGTTGGTGTTATGCCTTTCGCTTTTCCAAGAGCCTTATTCGCTGCAATGTTTTTCGCAGACGCAGACTGGACCGCCTTATCTCCAGCACCGAGACCAACGCCACCTTTAGATTTAGACTTTCTTGCCTGGGCAAAAACCTGACCGCAATGACCCCTGACTCCAGGTGGCATTTTTCCGTTCTCATCGCAATAATCATATTTATACTGCATGGACTTAGCATCCCAACTCGCTTGAGCTGCTCTGTTCACTGTCCGTTTTCCTGAAGCGTGTTTTTTGTGGTCTCCTCTGATGCCTTCGCCCAGAGTTTTCATGATGCCAACCTTTCTAAGTGCTTTGGGTCCGAGCATCTGTCCTATCTTCGCGCCTGCGATGGCACCACCAACGACAGCACCAACTACCGCAAGGGTTGTTCCGGCTAATCCTCCCAGCATGGTGCGTATCGAAGTTTTTTTCAAAAAACCACCAGCACGTTTAAGTAAACTTATTCCTGTCTTTTTTATATTTTGCGCGGGGCTGATACCTCCTTTAGGAGTGGCACCGCCTCTTTTTCCTCCTGTGACAGAATCAAGAACACTATCAACTACGCCGCCGGTTGCTCCACCAGGCATTTCATTAAAATTGGTAACATAAACTGGTGTTCCACTCTTGACCATGTCGGATGCGCCGCCGAGTATTTTCCCCATTAATGGAGATTTCTTAGACACAGCATCAATGCCTTTCTTCAGGATGCCGTCGGCTGCGCCTTTTGCAATAATTCCTTGAGCGACGGTTGCACCGACACTGAGTGCCGCACCACCAGCCTTGACCGCCCACGTATTTTCTGCAAGTGCATCCTTCAGAAAACTCATTGCCTCCGTCATTTTCCCGGCCATCAATTCTTGATTCTTTTGAGCTTTTTCCTGACTAGTCATCGCAGCCTTATTGGTTTTGTCTACATCTTTTGAAGTTTTGTTTGATTTCTTCTCAAGGTCTGACATCTTCTTCATTTCTGATGTTAATCCCTTGTTGGAATTTATCATCTTCTGGATATCTGCAACGTCCATCCCCATAGCTGATGCCAAGGCTCTCATCGTACCTCGAACATCCGCGCCGCCGCCCTTTAGATCGACCTTTGATGCCGCCATCGCCTTAGTAATCATCGCGAACTTTTCATCATCAGAGGCTTGCATTATCGCCAAGGAGTCCAGCCTGTCTTCTCCTCTTAATTCCAACAATGCATTGAGGCGACCAGTCGCCTCTGCTGCTCCCTCGATGGTGTCTAGTTTCGCGCCAACGTCTAGTAGTTTCCCAACCTCAATTCCAAGTTTTTTAGATGCTCCTAGCATTTTTGCAAAATGCTTCATAAACGCACTGCCATAAGCAGCAAGATGGCTGCGGCTTTGCTTAAATGCTTGCCCAATAGCTTCTGGAGATTGCTTCATTGATTGTGCAAGATCTAGCAACTTAAGATTGTTCTTACTCGCCTCTTTCGCAGTCTGACCCATTGATTTTACAAAAAAGGTGAAGTTTTCAGCTGAAGTGCGAGCAGACATTCCCGCCTTGTCTAACAATGCATTTGTCTTGGATAAATCATTTATGGTATCCTGAGAAAGAGAATTGAAATCCATATAAGATTCGTTAAGTGCTATTTGAGCTTTTGACATCTCGCCCGAAGCTATTGTCACAGAGTCAGTTTCCATGGCAACCCTTTTCATCTGCTCTCCGAGATTAAAAGATCCATCAGTAACCTGTCCGGTTGACCTGTACAAGTCTTGGTTGCTTTGTTGGACCTTTTCCGCTAAATCGGATGCTCGTTGAAGTTCATTATTAAACTGGTTAAGAGGGTCGAACAAATTTCGGAATTTGTTTGCAGCGTCAGACTGCACAACATTCATCAAAGCAGTTTTAAACTTATTCGTTCCTGCGGCGGCGTCATCGGTTTTCGATTTAAAGATAGACATTGCGGATTGCAACTTGGCAGAAGCACCCAAGAGCGAAGTACCCGCATCAGACGCATTGAAATAACTTAAAGATAAATTGTTAACAGTTGATCCCAGTACACTGTTAATCTTGATTGATTCCTCTTGGGCAGCAGTGTAAGATTTGAGTTGCTGTTCAAGATTTATGAGGTTTTGTAATTCTTCTTTGTCGGCCGCATCTAATTGTTCTTTTGCTGCCAATTCGCTATAATTTTGGTTAAGGATCTCCTTTTTGTGAGAGATCTCTTTTCGCACAGATTCTTCTTTTTTGCCACGCAATTTTAAGATTTCTTGTTCTAATGCGTAAGACTTCTTATCTTGCTCAAACTGGTCCTTCTTTAGCTTGTTATTAATTACAGAGAGGTCGTTTTCTCTTTCTAATTCTTCTGGTGTTTTGTTGTTATCGTCGGCCATTTTTTAATACCTCGCCACGCTTATTTAAATGGCCAGACTAAGCCGGTATCTTTTTCGAAGTTTTTAACAGCACCGTCGAGTCGGTATCGACTCTTATACGTCGCAGGATTGTTAAGCCCATGCTTGTTGTAGGCAATAACATAGTCCTTTTCAGCGGAAAGGGCGCGAGTGAATCTATCAACCTGCATGGGGGTTCCTCTTATCGTAGCAGGGTAATAAGTGCCTGTCATAATAATATTCATCAGTCGTTGAACCTGTGCTGCCATCTGATTCATCGCTAACTCGTTAAGACTTGTAAAGTCAATTATAATTTCATTAGTCTTGTCTGACAAGATAATTCCTCCGTCTTTAGATGTATCCCATCAAGTTAAATAGTTGTCATATAATAAAATAGGGACCACTAAGATCCCTATTTTACTTCTTCTTTGAGGCTTTTTGCATTTCGTCGCTCTCAAATTCAAATTGTTTCTGTAATCTTCGTAGAAACCATCTTCTGATTTGGATTGAAAGATTGTATGCCTCTGTGAAGCTCCAACCTCCATGATACTTTAAAGCAAATATCTCCTCATAAACGTTTTCAATATATTCGTTACCCAGGCCAAAAGAACTCGCCCGTAATGGGCACCTCCGTTTCCATTGTATGACCACAATGATGGCATTCGGCGTCCTGTTTGAAGACTACGTTGGGCATTACCCTCTTATAGGCGTCTCTCATGATTTTAGAATCTGATGCAGGAAGTACGTCAACAAACCTATTAATCTGATCGGGGTCGGTAACTCCATTCGCGCTGAAAATCATCATTTTCATCATGTCTGTTAGTCCCGAATCTGGAAGTCCATTTCTTTCCTTCATCTCTCTCGTCTTTTCTAACTTCAATTCGTCGGTACCGGTAAGGGCACGTATCTCTACTAGAATTTTAGTTTTAGGTAACTCCACTTCTGCAGTGCCATTTTCTGTGAATTTAACATCGTCAGCTTCATCAATGGATGTATAACATTCATTGTACTTGGATAAATCAAATTGAAATTCAAAATCTTGATTGCAGTTCTGACACGCAACTTCTGCATCATAAGCAGCACCATAACCAGTAATACGAGCGGCATACATTAGTGCGTTTTTATCACCGATCAACAAACTGTCTGATACTACATTCTCTTCTATAATGATACTATCTAGCATCTTGTTTATCGCTACCCCTTTTCTTAGAAGGGACTGAGAAGACAAAATGTCTTCTTCCTTTGCTGTCATGTGACGGATTTCGACCGTTTCTTTACCGTGTAAAGGATGACCAACAGGGTAGAGTCTCCCCTTTGAGGGGAGGTCCACAATTTCTGTTGGTATCGAAAAATTTAGTAAAGATCCGCCCGAAGGCTTTTCCATGACTGGATCTGGTGGGGATGCTGAATGTTTTCTTCTTGCTTCGTTTCTCTTATTCGACAAACTTTCCTCTCTTTCTTAACCTTGTCTATTATAGCATTATTTGAATGAAATTAAATAATTATTTTTGTTTTACCTTTTTTTCAGCCCTCTGTTCAGCTTTGAGCGTGCGACGGTCAGACCTGATTGTGAGATTGATCCGTCATCGAGCCCTGGAGAGAATCCAGCCTTGCCTGCGCCGACGTTTACATCGCCGACGCCAGATACGGTTGCCCAATCATATCTGAATGTGACTTCAAGATTGATTAGATCATCCGACTCATAATCGGCCTCGTCGAAGTTGACGGACTTGATCCAGGGATTCCAAAAAGCCCACTCTTCTACGATCTCGCCCTCGGCATCGAGTTGTGCCATAAACAGCTTGCCGCCGACAGATTGGACAGCTGCTTTCTTTGTTATGGTCTTAGGGCTTTCCAGGTTTATTCCATCAGGAGTAACATACCCACTGTTGTCTAATAGCTTCATCAGCGTTTTCGATGCATCCGGATGCAAAGGATCTGCTATAGTTACACTCATCTCGTCATACTCTACTCTACCCGGAAAGTAAAACTTATAATTTAAAAATACGTGCTCTGCCTCGGTGACAGTTATCGTCGGTCGGCTGGCCTTCTTGAGTAACCAGTAAGGGATTCCGTTAAATCCCATAATCCATCTGAACTTTCTCTTAGGTTCAATTGAATGATCGCTCCAAAATTTGCGATTCGCTACCATCAGTGATGTCCTCCTAATTTTCTCTACAACTTTAACTAGTCATATTATATTGTTTATTGCTGTTTTTAATCATCAAAAGCCGCGCCCTGATTCGTAACAACAAAATCAATCGCAATGAATTCCAAAGCCTTCGCTGGCTTTATGAAAATCTTAGCATACATGATATTTCTGTCAACTAGGTCAGGAGTTGTTGTAGTCTCATCAAGAACAACCTTATACTCCTGAACCCCAAAACCAGACTTCACCTGCTGAAGGAATGGTTCTACCTGACCTCGGAACCTATTCCAAGTTGCCTGCACATTCTGTTCAAACAGCAGTCTTGAGGCAATTCTGGAAATTTCCTTCTTTAGGAACACCATTAGTCTTCTGACATTGATTCTGTCAAGTGCTGAAGGCGTTGCCTGTAGCGTCTTTTGTCCGAAAATCACAATCCCCTCTGCCGGGAACGATGCTATCGGATTAACTTGGTGCTCATATAGATCGTCTCTATCCTTAGCAGACAATCTTTGCGATACCGCCAGTACCGGCACACCAGCGGAGCCTTCACTTAGACCGCCGCGGGTGAACCCTGCAGGAGCGAACCAAAGTTCGCCGATTCTCTGGGTTGATGCCATTGTGCCGAGTGCTACAACTGACGGTGGTACCCAAACCTGTTGTGCGTTAATCTCATCGTAGATCTTTACCCACGGGAAGTAAGCACAGCCGTAACTCGTGTTTAGCCCTCTCTGTGACAGAGTGTTAACACAGTCTGTAACATTATTATTTGTTATTCTTGTCTTAAAGTTGGCGGTTGTTTCTGTTGATGGTTGATACCCGCCCTGCTCCAAATCGATAACTGCAAGAGCGTCTCCACGGTCCTCGCAGACCCTCAATACGTGGTCTGTGATGAGAGGTTCGCGGACTCCGGGGACTGCCATTAGGTTGATATCTACAACCTCTGGTTCCGCCACAGAATCGATGGCGCGCTTCAATGAGTTTGCCGCGTAGTTATTCTTATACGATACTCCGGAAGCACCGACAACGTGATTACCAAAAGGTGCCCTCTCTTTGATGTTCAATCCGTCGAAACCACCATACATCGGTGAAGTAAACTTGGTAAATCCGGTCTTAATCAATTCCGTCCAAGAACCAGACCCCGCAGACATTCTAAGTGCAGTATAAGAAGTAGCTGCTTTTCTAGAACCGGACTGGTAGTACGCTGTCTTAACGCTAGTGGCCGCCGAGTTGGCTGCGATAACGTCGTCTAGTGTGAATATAAAAGAATATTCAGTACTATTACCTGGGGCGTAGGTATCTGCTGCTATTCCTTGACCACCCCTTACAATATCCAGATAGGACTCATCAAATCTAGTACTGGTAGGTGTCCTCTAGGTGCTGACTCCGAAATGAGCCATCTTGTCGCTTCTTAGTCCCTCTGCAGAAGAAGACCTTCTTAGGGGAAGTGACGGGAACACAACCGATGCAGTGGCTCCCAAACTCACTCCCGCGATTTGTGGATAAGAAGCAGACACGAATGCCCCGAAGATAGAACTTGCCTTGAATGGAACGCCTCCCTCATGAACAGAAGCTGACAGAAATCGGGCGTGTTGGGTGAGCGAGATTGCGCCAGCTGCTAATCCTACCTCTGCCGTCGTTTTATAATGCACTGTTGCGCCTTGGGGTGCCCCGGCGGAGGCGTCTTCAGCAAAGACTAGTCTCTTATATCTAGGTGGACCGTAGAATCCAAATGGCAAATATGCCGGATCTGATATTCCTTCTTCCACATCGGAATTTAATTCAATTCTCACAAAACGAGACTGATTCGGCCAAGTACCGTAAGTTCTATATCGCTTATCTGTTTCATCCCATTCTTGATATTGGTCACCTATCTTTGCACCAATAAAATTATTTGAATTAGGATTCAAATTACATTGACTAAATCTTTCTAAAACCTTTCGCTGTCCGTCGTGATCCCTTGTGTATCTCAAAGTGACAGAAAAAGACCCATACGGATCCACATCAGTTGGCGCACGGTGGTCGCTTATCGAAACCTTAATATTTCGGGAAGCCCATTCACCGTCTTCCAACCCAACGATCCTAAATAATTTTTGTTGTTTTGCTCCATCAAACTTAGTTGTGTTGCTTGAAAGGTCCTGACCAAAAAACCACCCTGTTTTAGCAGGTTGTGTGCCTATCTGGTTTGAGCCCCAGTTGTGTGCTGAACTTTGCAGCCCAACTATCACTCCATAGAGAGAATCATCTGCACCCAATTCGCCCTGATGAAGTGTTCCAGATCCGTGTAGATCTTTCGCATGTCTATCAAATGTCTCTCCCAGAAAATACTTTTTCGAGTCACTGACTGCGCTGCCCATGAGGGTTGGATTTGTATTGAAAACCTTTCTTATATATTTATCGCTGTTTCTGTCAAAGTTGAAAGTGAGTTTTTTACCAACATTCGCATTATCGAAAAGGACAGCATTAAATTCCATCGTAGATACATTGCTTGATTTCAGTGCAAGACTATTTCCCGCTAAAGCATTCCCCTTTACCTCAACATCGTCAGTTTTATAATTTATACCGTCCAATAGTGTTCCCGAAAGCTCGATAGCACCTGCATCGAAATACCAGACAGCGGCGAGAGATCCAGTAGTTCTTGTTCTGTGCCGGTCACTCCTAGCACCGCGATTTCTCTTGTCTCCAACATATGACCCTTCAAAATCATATTGGTGGGACCCCGAAGTAAACAGGAACAACCCAAAAACACCTCCATCTCCAGATGGAGTTACATCACTATTTGCAGCATGAGAATTAGAATGTTTCCACCCTGCTTCACCGCCGGAAACTGCTTCGTCGTGTGCCTCTCCGAGTACTCGTACCACAGTAACGGGTGCTGAATTCCTCAGATACGCCATAGCAGCATATGCTGCGTATGTAGGGGCAAGATAATTGCCATCTCTCCAAACGTCTCCGCCTCTGCCACCGGCAATTGGATTGCCAAATATTTCCACGAATTCACTCATTGACCCAACAGTGACCGGTCTATTGCTGGGTCCTCTTTCTAGGCGACCAATTATTGCAGGACCGAGAGTGCCGGGGGTGGGTCCGGGTTGTGAGTTATCAATTTCATTAATAAAAACTCCAGGTGAGACGAATTTAAATCTATCAACGGACATATTTTATTTCTCCTTAAAAAACGATTTTTTGACAAGAATCGACTAATCTTTAAACTTCTTTCTTAAATAAATAGTATTCTAGAACCCGAAAGGTATCGTTAATAAGTGATACAAATAAACAAAAAAAGGGGAGGCCGAAGCCTCCCCCCAAATGTCCTCTCTTTAAAAACTATTTCTTAAGAATTAGTTCCCGAACCCGAAAGGTAAGTAACGGTAAGAATGTCATCAGAATCCAATGCAAGACCTTCATGAAGAAGAACCTTGTAAGCATTCGCAGAACCAGTCAACAGATGATAATCTGCATTCTGATCGCCGCGGCCTGCGCCGACTTCATCACCAACATGATCTCCGTGCAACAACAAACCATTCAAGTAGACCATAAGACTACCGGATTGAGGTTGCGCACCAAGTGATGCAGTCGTATAAGGCGTTGGAACAGCTAAAGTTGCGTACATTCCCTTTGTGGGAGTAGATCCCGATATGTTCGAGCCATCAGCTCGGACAAATACATCTTTTCTCCAACCAACACTTAGTCGACCAGAAGTCCAAGTAAGACCACCGTTCGCATCAGTCTTGTTGATAACAACATCTGAATTCAACTTTGCCTTAGTTACCGACAGTGCTCCAAGCTTTGCCGTGGTTACTGAAGTGTCTGCAAGGTGGGCGGTAGCAACAGAACCAGTCTGTATGTTGTCCACAGTGACAATACCAGTACCGTGAAGTGCATCAATGTAGCCAGAGTCGACGTGGAGTTCTGCCCATTGCAAGGCACTAGTGCCCAAGTCTCTAGCACTGTCCGAAGACGGAACCAGATCCGAGTCAAAGCGACCTGTAGCGGTAATGGTATCGCCAGTAGCGTTACCAAGATCAACGTTGCCGTTGAACGTGGCACCAGCTGCAATCGTTAACGTATTACCCGCAATTGCTGAACCGGTAAGTTGACCGGTGGTGCCATAAATGACAGACTTGCCACCGACAACGGTTGCAGCAACAGCACCGTCAGTTAAGTTAAGCTCTGCTGCAGTTGCAGACACGAGCGTACCACCGAGTTTGAGACCGTTACTAGCATCATGAGACGCAATGTTAAAATCATACGCACCGTCCAAGACAGTAATCGTTGACGCCGCAGTGTCAAAAAAGTCGATTACCGTAGTCTCAGTATCATTGATCGCTGCCCTAAAAAGAACAGCACCATCAGTCGTATCCTTGGTAACGTCTTTAGCTCTAGCAACGATTGAACCGTATTCTCTTTGCCTAGCTCCGGAATCCATACCTGAAAAGTAAAGACCACCTAAGTAATCATCATCAGCAGGTGAATTACTAGCATTGTGCAACACAAAGCTTGGTATGTTACTTCCCGTAACAAGACCGCCAGCACCGTTGTTAGCTGCCAAAGTCGACAACCTAAGACCATTATCGGCATCATGAGTCAACGTGATATCCTTATCTGCACCGAAGTGAATTACGGATGAGTCCGATAACAACATGATGTCATCGCCGATGACTGCATCCCCAGCTACACTCAAACCACCGTCGGTCTGTAAAGAACCGTCAGTTGTAGAAGTGGCTGCTGTGGTGTCATCTGTCTTAAGAATGCCCGAGAAGGTACCAGTTGTACCAGCAACAGCGGCAAAGGTACCAGCAGCTGCCGAGTTTGCACCAATAGTGGTACCATCAATAGCACCACCGTCGATGTCAACAGCGTCAAGATATCCTGTACCGTCAATATAAAGGTCCTTCCACTGCGCGTCAGAGGCACCAAGATCGTTCTTATTGGTCACCGATGGCACCAGATTTGAAATGAAGCCAGCAACAGCATTAATAGTACTTGTGGCTCCCCCAAACACAATATTAGCTGATGAAGTAAAAGAAGTTGCATTGATTTGTTTCGCAACAACCTTGTCAGTTGTAGTGGTGTGGAACGTACCCATGCCACCAGAAACTAGTGTCGTGCCGGTCACTGAGTCGCCGGTCACTTCTGATGAAGCAACAACGGAAGTTGCATTAACGTCTTTGATAACGCCTTTATCCGATGTCATTGTGTGGAACGTAGCCGCTGAACCGGAGACCGATGTCGAGCCAACCACTGTCGCAGCAGAAACGCCCTTTGTCACTGAAACGTGTCCAGCGTCTACCTTAAGAGCTTGAATCAGCGAACCAGATATGGATCCAGTAACGCCAAGTCGAGGACCTATGATATTACCAACCTTTACCAATCTATCGGTCGAAGAACCAGACTGTAAAGTCATACCGGACTGTCCATCAACATTGAAGACAAGAGAGTCACCGTCGCGAGTAGTAGTGCCCAATGTCAATGAAAAGAGTGGACTAGATCCTGTCCCCTCGACGCCGACTTTACCACCGAGCTGAAAACCAGCACCGACGTAATCACCTGCTACAGAACCAGAGACACCAGCAATAATCAAGTTATCCTGGATCTCCAAGGAGTCCTTGGTAACCGTTCTTGATACAATAGTATCAACGTCAAGAGACGTAATCTTTGCGTAAGAAGCAGTAAGTGCCGTGATGTTCGCCTCGGTAACTGCACTGTTAGTACCAAGAGTTATGCCATCAATTGCGCCACCATTAATATCAACAGTAGTAAGCGTCGAAGTACCAGTCGCAGTGATTGTATCAATGTATCCAGTATCGATATGGGCTTCAGCCCATTGCTTAGCACTAGTGCCCAAGTCTCTGGCACTATCAGTAGATGGAATCAAATCCGAATCAAATTGACCTGTACAAGTAATGGTGTCCGAAGTAGCATTACCAAGATCAACATCACCAGTTGCACTCAGAGTGGTAACTGTTGCGGCTGCAGCACTGCTTGCACCAATGGTTGTTCCATCAATAGCACCGGCATTAATATCAACAGTAGCAAGCGTTGAAGTGCCTGTTACCGTGACATCGCCGCCGACGCCGACATTGTCGCTAAAAGACCCGGACTCTGCAAAGAGAGTGTTCCACTGTAAGGACGTAGATCCCAAATCACTTGCGCCGTCGGTCTTTGGAATTACATCCGAAGCCACATAACCGGTTACGGTAATGTCATCTCCGGTGGCGTTACCCAAAGTAACTGCTCCATCTAAAGTTGTTGCACCAGCAACCCCTAGGGATCCTAAAAGATGGGAAGATCCCGAAACATAAACTGACTTTTGAAAACTAAACGATTGATCCTGTGCTAACATAGCACTTTCGATTGAACCTGAGCCGATGTTGTCTCTTGTGATGCCACCGACTGCTATAAGTTTTGTTCCTATTCTTGTCCTAGCCATAATAGATGTACCTCCTGAAGCACTGCTTCCCCCGGACATGCCGGAAAGGGTTATGTTTGTGCCGACTGTTGCTGACATAGCTTGGTTGCCCGATGTTCCATCGGTACTGTTCGTTAAACTAATCGTACTGTCACTAACTGATGCACTTATCTGTATTGTTAAGTTGTTAATTACCTCACCTAAATAGGTCGCCAACTGAGCTGTCGTCATTGTTCCTGTCATATCCGCATTTGCGCCTCGACTTGCATACGAAGACTGGTTTGGAGTTCTCATGTGCGCTGTGACGCCGCCGGTTCCCGCATAAGGAGCCGTTGTCATGAAGGTCGTGCCAACCGAAGACCAAGTCGTTGAACCACTATTTATAAGATGAACACCCATAACGGCAGCTGAAGTAGTAGCCCTACTATCAACTATCTTAAGATAGCTATTAGTGATAGACAAAGTTCCCATAGTAATCTCGCCAGCAGTACTAGCAGCTTCGAAAATAGATTCCACAGTATTCAGTGGTGTGTCTAGATTACTTACTGAGTTAATGTTAACCGAATAATCACCCGCACTGTTCTTTCTACCATAACTACCCAATCCGGAAGTAGCAGAGAATCCTGAAGACATATTAACAAAGTCTATCACAATTCCGTCATACCCGGGTTGCGTAAATTTTAGTACAGCTGGATGGGTCCCGTCAGACACAAACTTTGTGCGCCAATCCGCAAGAGACTGGCTGTCACTATCAAAACTAAAGTAGAAAAAAGGTACCTTGCTACCAACACCTGTTAAGTATACCGGTACATAATTTTCTGCATTACCGGCGACGGTGTTATTCGACGCCGCCGTACCAGACAAAAAAGCATTGTTCTGATGTGTGTTCGAAACACTCGTAATAAAACCAAGTTTTATTTCAGATCCAACAGCATCTTGTCCGTCGTTAATGGTTATAGCATCATATTGGTCTGGTAATCCGCTAAAGGCAATTGTGCCTGTTGCTGAAGCCATATAATTATTCCTCCTGTTTTATTCTACAGGTATGTTATATTAAAAAACTTTATGAAATATTCATTTTCTGAAAATGAAAGATGAAATGAGATGAAATGAGATGAAATGAGATGAAATGAGATGAAATGAAATGAGATGAGATGAGATGAGATGAGATGAGATGAGATGATGTTAAAAAAACAAAAACGAAATTTTACTCATTCCCCCTAACTAGGGTGGGAAATCATGAAAACAATATTTTTTTTAAATTTCTCACAATATTGTCGAATTTACAAAAATCCGAACTTAAAAACTCAATAGATTTTGCTTTACATTCTTCAGGATTCACAAACTCAAAAAAGAACCTTCCATCAGGTCTGCGATGGCACTGCAATAGCTGAATACCGCACAATTGCAAATATGCTGCGATTCCTATATCAGAAGTTGTATATTTCTCTCCTTCATTCGCCGCAGCGAGCGTCGATTCTTTTTTTTCTGTTGTCATTCTAAGTTTGTTCTCCGATAATGTATTTGCGCAAGTGCAGCGTGGTTCCGCCGCTGTAGTAACTAGGATTCCCTCTTAACAAAGGCCGCGTTTTCTCCAGCATTTTCCGGAAGCCTTAAAACATAAACAGAGTTTGCATCCAAGTTGTAGATCTTTTGTAAGCTTTTCACATAGGTTTCTAGAGATTCTTGAAGCTCGTCTATTCTGTCCAATATTTTTTCTTTGTCTGATTCATAATTTTGTTGTAATAGACCCAATCTTGCTACTGTATTCGTAACGAGGAGGCGACCCTTAATTACATCATTGGCATGATTTTCGTCCAAAGGCACGACAGAGGGATGTTTCGGCGGTGGCGGTGGCTTTGGGGCTGGGGTTGGATTTTCGACTGCTGGTGTCGAAGGAGTTTTAACTTCTTTTTTCTTTCTTTTCTTTTTTATTTCTTTTTTTGGAGGCGGTACGTCAACTGGAAGGTCTGAAGAAGTGCCCTCGTCGTCGCCGATTAACGCATCCAGTGCCTTGGTGGCTTTACCACTAAAGCTTGGGTCCGTTTGCTTCACCTTTTCAAGTAAATCAATTAATTTATCTAGATCAGCCATTATTTTCTCCTTTTTTTAAAACATAACAAACGTCTAATCTGCACACTATATAAATAGAAGATATATCAAGCTTTGACATAACTTATTATAAGAGTTTCATCAGATTCTGGAGGGTCCTCCGAAGTGAACTCAATGGTGGTGTCATTCGTAACAGTATAATCGTTATCAGCCCCCAATTGCATCAGCACACCATCTCTAAACACCATTTGAGTGCCGATGTGGAATGCTTCCGAAACAGTGAATGTTGTTCTAGATCCGTTTGGAGTTTCCTGGAAACTCTGATTGGGCGAATAATTCGTTGTTGTGACTGTTCCTGCCGTTGTGGTTGTTGTGGTCGTCGTACTTCCTCCTCCACCTGTGCTCTCTGCCCCTCTATCAAAAACAAATGGAGTGATTACCTGATCAGGCTCTCCAATAGGGACAAGTTTTGTAATTCCTGCGAGTCCGTAAAACCTTCCTATCTCTGTTTCGGGAGAATCGCCAAAAATTATTCTTTCTCTTGGTATTTTTATATCAACTGCGTTCTCTCTTATCGAATATATCGGTTGAGACTGGTTTTTACCCTCCCCTATCAAATAGGCCAGGACTTTTATTTCTATTGTCGTTTCCAGCTGTCTCTCTTTGGATGTAAAAGAAGCGAAATTGTTATTTTGTGAGAAATCTTGCTGTATAAATCCCTCATATCTGTGTCCATACTTAGAGATCAAAATATAATTAACCCCACCAGGCTTTGTCAAAAAAGGAGTTATTAATTGATTCATTTGCTGTTGATATTCTGTACGTAAAGTGATCTTATAAGACATTTCCACATAAACAGGCATCGGAATGCTTATAGTTTCATATACTATTTTGTTGTTGCGCATTCCTGGAAAGTTGACTTGTCCCCTCTTTCGCTGTGCGTCGGCATTTGCGAAATTAGACGATTTATCTTGTTTGATTCTTCTTGCGATCTTTATAGAGCCACCTTTCTCATCATCGTGAGGAACAACGTTACCCCAAACTGCGCCCTTCTTGCTTAAATCCTTCACTATGTTGGTTCTTTCCACTGCAATGATCGGAAGTATTAAAGCACCAGTGGCATCCCTGAAATATACGTCTCTTTTCGCCGCCAAACTTCTTTCTGGGGATACCCAAGTAAGCTTTACAGGCTCGAACCCATTCGGTGTCATTGTGTGTAAATTTAAATCTTTAACATAGTCCAACATTGCCGCGTCAACATTTTCAATATCTGAAGCTCCGAAGCGAATTGGGAATTCCTGGTCCGAAGGGACGCCTCCAAGCATGAAATCATTTATTTTATGCATCGGACCAACCCGCCGGAAGGTTCTGACGACCAATAAATTCGCCTATTTCTCTCTCCGCTTCATCTTGAGTCATCACTCTTTCTCTGGGTATTTTAAAATCTACAGGATTTTCCCTAATTGTTATATTTGGACCCAATTCATCCTTCCCCCCGCCTATCAAATGACCTAAAACTTCAATATTCATCTTGGTTTCGAACTTCCTCTCTTCATTTGAAAAAGAACTCAAATTATTGTTGTGAGAGAAGTCCTGTTGTATAAACCCCTCATATCTATGATGTTCATCGCTTATTATAATATAGTTTATACCCCCTGGAGAGGTTATAAACGGCACCATTATCTCGTTCATTTGTTGTTGATATTCTGTTCTGATCGTTATCTCATAATTAACAGTTATATATACCGGAAGTGGTATTGTTATGGATTCATATACCACCTTTTTGTTAGCAGTTGGAAAGTTTGGTTGCCCCCTTTTTCTTTGTGCGTCAGCATTTGCGAAATTAGACGTTTTATCCTGCTTAATCCTTCTTGCTACTAATATGACACCACCCTTCTCATCAGATTCTGGTACCAAAGCTGCCTGAATCGTTCCCTTTTTAGAAGGATCTTTCACAAGACTTGTTCTCTCGACGGTCATTAGCGGAAGAACCAAAGACCCGTCTTTGTCCCTAACTCTAGAGTCTCTCTTGCTTTGAAAAACTCTTTCAGCAGATGTCCAGATAACAGGAAGAGGGGTCCATCCATTATTTGTGGTTGTGTGTAAATTAAGCCCCTCTAAATACGAAAGCATCGCAGTATCAATATTCTCTATTCTAGACGGAGGGAATGGAATTTCTTTTAATTTTTTAATATGGCCATCATTATCCGGCATTGAAGAGTCCCTCTCTTGCCTTGACACATTCGGCGGTTACTTCCATTTTGTGTCCAACTTGACCGAATATCTGTTTTGGTTCGTTAAGAGTCACTATTTCGTAGTATTCTTCACCGTACAAAACAAAATCACCCTCTCGGACGAACAAATTCTGATCTTCTGTTAATCTTCTTTTGTGAAAATGAACAGTTATTTTTGATAACCGGTCCACTCCCAAATTTGTAGTTTCTGTTTCATATCCCTGCCACTCGACAAGAGCATATACCCTTATTGGGTTTAAAAAGTTTTTATGAATTGCCTCACCATAAACGGGATGAAAGTCGGTGTCCTCGATGCTAATTGGATAATACAAGATTTGCTGGCCAATGACCTTTTCGACCAATTCATCATTTATTTGTTTTACCAGGTCTCTTTCTTTTTTTCCCAGAAAGAGTGGTGGAGGAGCATCCTGGGGCTGCTTCCATTTATTGTCTGCCATGAATTATTACCCCACAAATACCGACAACGGTATCTTCTTTTGTATATTGATGCTGGCGTCCATTGTTTCTGAATCAATTTGAGCTAACTTAGAATATGTCATTTCAGCCAGTGTCGTCTTTAACTCCTCCCTTAACTTATCTTGTTCTTCTCTCGCCTGAGTTAACAAATCTGAACCGTTTAACGTAACCGACTCGCCTGGAATAGGAATGGTTTGAAACTTACTCCTAATCTGGCCAAGTATCTCTTTGCACAAAGATAGAGCGAACCTCCTAATCCACTGCTTACCTATGCTGTTTATGCTCTTATATGGCAAGTTTGCAAACGGTAGAGTATTCATGTTGTTAATACCATCTATCCCAGTGTCAGTTCCTGAAGCTTCCTCAGAAAACGGATCCGAAGGAATTGAAAACTGGACCCACATCTTCTTAGGTCCACGATGATATGGTATTGGAAAAATTCTCAACTTATTATCCTTTAATTCATACGAGAAATGGGACATCCTTGTATAAATGGAGTCTTCAAACGCCATCGCCTGAGCTTTGTTGTGCCAAGCGGGAATTAACTCAAATGTTGAAGTATCTGAAAATTGTCCATAACTGTGGAGGTTCCCTACAACGTTTAGCCCTCCATAATATCCAAAGAATCTCCACATTGCTGCAGGTGTTTTATAAAAAACTTTCTTCACAAGAATCTTCTTGTTTCCAACTTTATTGAAATATGGCATACTGCCGGTCGTTGCCGCTGATGATGAGATTATCGTCTGTAAATCATAATCTTGCTGACCAATCGTAACGTCGAAGGACGCTGAATATTCTGCTTGTCCGCGTCCGACGCCTGCTTCGGCTCCAGCTGCTTCAGATGCCCGTCGGGCATACCCAAAGTCGAAACGCGGGTATTTTAATGCTACTTGAGTACCATCTAACGAAGATGACAGGCTGGTGTCCCCTGTTGATTTAAGGTTGCCTAGATGGTCGAACGCACCCGTTGAATGACCCAAAAATGAAGAAAGTGAATTGTTCGCCTGATGAACGTTAAGTATATACGAGTACTCCAACACTGCCTCTTCATACGCAGCATATACATTCGCTGTTGTTAATTCAATATCTAATACGTCGCCGCCTAGTTTTCTATATACATAAGTAACCTGATCTGCTGCTCCAGACAAGAAATTAAAATCATAGAAATCTGATGTGGTCTTGGAATATACCCTATACGGTACCACCGCATCAACATCATTAACAGAACCAGTAGATGGTAGTACAGACTTGCTCATTGTGCTGGCTGGCGTTAATGTCGTTGGCATTTAGGGATCCTCCGGAGTTTCTCTTTTAATTAGTTAGACAAACAAAGAAAATCCGCTATGTTATGAAGAAGCCTTTGTTCTCCGCCTTCTTGTTGTCTTTGTCTTAGTTTCAGCAGTAGTTTTATTAGTTGTGTTAGATTTGTTTCTGCGTTTTCTATTTTTTTTAGTCGTCTCTTTAAGAGCGTTAACCACGGGCTTTGGTGCTTTTTCTTCTGGTAAGGCACTTTCAACGGGTTGTTCTTCTGCCTTCTGTACAGGTTCCGATATTTGGAATACTGCTTCTTCAGGTTTGATTATTGGTTCAGGTTTCGGTTCCTCTCTCTGAGCAGGCGGCGTATCGGGTACGGACACTGTTGGTTCCGGTGTGTTCTTCGCTCCGAATAGTGCTGCTCGTTTTGTAGCATACTTTTTAGCATACTTTGTCATTGTTAATCGTTTTTTTCTTTTACCCATTATAAACTCCTTTATTTAGGCTTATATAGTAAATAGTCTAGACAATAGAAAACCCCAAGCCATAAGACTTGGGGTTGATTCCATTTCAATGATAAGTCGAGTTGATTATTTATTAAGCGAACGCTGGCGTGGTCGCTGCAGAGATAAATCCCTGAACGAGCCACCTAGTATTATCCTTATCGTACACTACATCTACCCAGGAGCCCTGTTCTGTGTCCGCTGCGAGGGTCAATACGTCATCGTCAGTGGTAACACCGTCAGCCTTTATCTGATCCGTATCCCCTGCGGCATCGTCGTCGTCCCACGTTACCGCGCCCTGGAAGGCGTCGGCTGCTGCGGCGGTGATCGTCACCGTGCCGCCTGTAACGTCGTCGATAATCCAAAACGAGTATCTAGTCCCGTTCTCCGGATCAGTTGGCAGGGTGATGGCTACCGCGCCGCCTGCGTCGATTGCGTAAAGTTCCCCACTCTCATTTTTTGAAATCGTCTTGCTAGCAGTTACAACCTCTAATCTCGCTCTGCTTGCTGAATATGCCGCTCTTCCTACTTTTGCCATTTTTTAAAATCTCCTTTTAATATATAAAAGCATTTCGCCTTATCACTTGTAGTAAATAGTTTAACAGTTTAGAAAAAGCCCCCCAAATCAATGGGGGGCGATTCTTTTAGCTACCGGATGCTATTAGCTAGCACCTGCCTCACCAAGGAGACCACGAACGATAACAAGACCATACATATCTGGTCGAACCATCTTCTTCGCGTAACGGGTCATAACACCCTTACGTGGCACGAAATCTTCCGTACCGAAGATGGTCGGTGTGACCTGTAGAGGTACATATGGAGCGTAGACATAGCCACTCTCAAGGAATGAACTACCCTTACGTCCAACTAGGATCACGTTTCTTGGGAAATAAGGATCAACAAAGACCTCAAACTTCTTAGAAAGTGCGCCGACCTTTACAGCACCGATATCACCCTTGTCAGCATCAGCAGTTACGCTTGCGCGGAAACCACTAGTGAATTCAAGAATGTTGGCCACTTCTGGCGAGCAAACAACAAAGTTTGCGCCACCTCGAAGCGTCTTGCGGTGAATCTGAGCACTAACATCATTGATGGTCTCAATGAGGGTCTCATACCACTCGCTGACAGTGCCAGTGAAGTCAGGAGCAGCAGATGTTGCCCCAAGCTCGCTGCCATTACTATCAACAAACAAACCAGGTGCGCGACTCCAGTAGCGAGTACCAGCTTTTGCACCTACGATAAGATCACCGAGAATTTCCTGATCAATTTCTAGAGCAATCTGCTCCGAAAGAATACCAGTCAACTCAACTTCGGCATCAAGGTTGTGATAGGCATTGAGATCTTGTCCCAATTCCGGTGACCACTTAGCCTTGAGCTTCTTGGTGACTGCCGTTACAGCAATACTATCGACCTTGATATCGATTTCAGGTATGCGATGCTTACCAGCAGCAGAACCGACTTCACCAGTAGCGTCATCCGGCTCTTCAAGTCCCCATGTGTCGTTACCAACAACGGAGCCAAGAGCGTCAGCTGCGCCTGCGCCTGCGCCGCCTGCCTCAAACTTGTCCGACATTGGATATGACAGATTTACAATACCGTCAGCATCAGGAGCCGCACCGGGGCGACCGACGAAAAAGAGTTGCAAGTTGCCACTGCTATCAAGCTTGGTAAGTCTCCTAACCAACGTAGCACCAGTATTTGAACCGGTAACCTGAGAAATGGCAGCGAGTGCATTTTTGTTTAGATCTGCAAGATCACCCGTACCGGAAAGGGAAGAAGCACTAATCTGTAGTGCCGTGACCATGTTACCAGCAGTAGCCAGAATATCAGGGTCAAATCTAATTTCCTTCTTCTGCGCTTCTGACAATGCAGAAGCAGAAACATCAATGATTGCAGTTGTCGACAAAGTCTGAACCAAACCGACATGGCTCCCCGTTGGCGAACTGTACCCAGTTCCCAAATCGTAGAAACCGCCACCGCCGTCGCGACTGGTGGAGATGGTTGGGTCCAAATCTAATTTAACACCACCAGTGATCTGGCGACCAACGACGTGACCACCGTATACAGAGTCACCGGCATCGACGCCCGATTTGGCATGCGTATGTGTAAAGTCAAGGAAAAAGATGAGACCACTTGGTAGGCTCATCGGCTGTACCGAGACTAGATCATTAGCAATCAATCCACCGAATACTCGACGAACGATTGGAAAAGCAACTGCTGCGAAGCCTTCGACATCGCCAGCTGCCATTGAAGAAGCCTCACGTAGAAGCTCCTTGGCTTGGTTCTCAAGAAGAACCGCCATATTATTTTTAGCACCATCATTACCGAGACCCTCTAAAAGACCAGTCTTTTCCCACTTGTTGAGAATAGCTGCGCCCTCTCTAGAGACATCGCGTTGAATAATGCCTTCAGTTAATTTTTGTAAAACAGACATTTATAGTAACCTCCTATGTTTTTTTAATTCCAGCCAAACGCTGAAGTCGCTCTGAAAAGGGGTCTGTAGAATCTTTTTCCCTATTTCGTTGCGAGTGAATAAGCAATGAAGAATTTCTATTAACTGCTTCGCTAAGTGATTTCGGCACAGAACGTTTTTCTGTACTTCCCACGGTGCTTTGAAGTGTTTCATAAATAACCTTCGCTTCCTTAGTCGATTCGGCCTTAGAAATCGCTTCGACAATCTTTCTTTTTTGTCGCTCATTCAGGGAGGAATTTTCAAGTGCCTTGTTGATATACAAGAGTTTCGCATTTGAAACATTTACCATATCAACCTTCTCTTTTAAAATCATTACTGCTTCCATAAACTTGCTATTTTCTTCAGCAAGTTTTTCTTTTTGATCTGTGTTTTTCTTAAGGGATTCTTCTAATTCTTTGAGTCTCGACCTTAAGGCTTCGTTTTCTTCTTTGACTTCATCATCACTTTCTTGGGCGAGAGCCATATCAGCATACTCTTCCATCTGACTCTGCGGTGTACCGGCCCAGCCGCTCATCTTGGGATCGATGTCGACTTTGATTCTTTCTAATATATCTTCCAACAAGGATTCATCAATCTCAATATCCATTTCCTCGTCTATCTCTTCCGACTCTTCAGTCAAAGGAGAAACTGCTTCGGGAGCAGCTGCTACAGCAGGTTCAAGGTTTTGAGCCACCGTTTCGTGAGAAACCTGATCAGGTGCGAGAACATCCGATGCGTCCTGTCCAGTTTCAGATTCCAAATTGTCTATCTGTTGTCGGAGACCATCCAAATCCAATTGAACGATGTCGGTGTCGCTTACCGGTCCGGCAGAATCAGGAAGGTCTTCTTCGAGTGCAGGCGGGACCTGAGCCAAAGAAGGATCTGTCGCTGCCTCCATATCTGGTTCAACAGGAGAATCCTCCGCAAATTCGTCTTCTTCTGCGAAGGGATCTTCTTCCTGCTCTAGCAAAGCAGAAACCGCTTCCTTTATTTGATCTGAGTATCTTTCAACAACTATTGCTTCTGCATTTTTGATTGCTGATTCTTTGAGTGCTTTCGCATCAACTATCGCTTGTTCTAACATGGATGACATACATTTACCCCTTAAAAAGTAGAAATATTTCTCAAAAGTAATTAGTATTTAAATTTGTTAAATGACAGGAAATTATATTACTCTGCTTTAGTGCGGATGCGGATTGTTGGAACGCCCCTGAAACCCAGTATAAATGGGGGTGGCTGCAGATTTTCTTTTGTGTCTGCTCCCTGTTTTGTGGCTATCGGGGTGTATTGACGTTTTACGTCAAAAGTTTTGATTATGTAATCTGATGATTTTTTAATATTAGACCTTGCCATGATAGTCTCCTTAAAAAGTTGAAAGCAAGGCGTAAGCCCTGTTCCCTTCAGAACCATCATTGGCAACAGTTACCCTGATTTTATCAACACCTGCAATCTCAATTATTCTAGTCATGGCTGCAGCGACGATAATGGACTGGGTGCCAGAGCCCGGCCCGCCGTCGGCGTCTACCGCTTCAACCAACTCGGACCACACACCTGTGCCGTGATAATAAACCTCTACCTTGGTAATGTTAGCGGTACCATCACAAACAAGATGTAAGAATCTTTGATTTTCTGTAAAATATGCGGTAGTGCTAGTAATGTGTGTAGTACTACTAGCACCGTTTACGTTCTTTGGTCTGCGGGTTCTGCCCCAACTTGCATGGGTGTGAAATCCTGAACTTGTACTTTGTGCCATCTTTTAACTCCTTAATTATTAAACTTAGCATTATGCTTGTTTGTTATTTCGCGAGAAACTTTTAACTTTCTCTCACGTTTTCTCTTTCTCTTAACTGAAGGCTTTTCAAAAAATCTTCTTTTCCTAACTAAATCCAAAATCCCATTTTTCTTAACTTTTCTACAAAACTTTTTAATTAATCTTTCATTTTCATCAGTATACCTGGTATTCGCTTCAACTAATACGTGAATTGGTCCTTTTGACATTACGCCCTCACTTTCATAATAACTTTGTCCACGCTTTTCCGGCGACCGACAAAAGTCCGTCTATATTAACCCCGGGGTCACCAGGGGCATATGAAGATAGCGGACTCGATGGGGCGGGAGAACCTCCGACAGACCCACCTTTGGAGAGTGGCTCTGTACTTTCGAAAACATCTACTCCGTTATAAGCGTCCTTTGATATCGCTGCAAATAATTTCTTCTTTGTTTCTTTTATCTTTTTGCTTTTTCTCTCTTCTAACATCCCGTCACTTGTTCTCGACTCAACAATTGGTTGAGTTTGAGGCGTTGTAAGTCCACCTACAACTTCCGTGATTATACCAGACAGCACCCCCTCTTCGAAGATGACTTCCTTTATGCATTGTTTAATCAACGGTTTGAGTATTTCTCTTAATTCGCTCTTCTTCATAATTTACTCTTTAATGATGCTGTTCAGCAATCTGTTAATCTTATCAGCTTTTGTAAAAATATTTGATCTTTCTTTGGCTTCTGTCACCATAAAGGCACCAGGTGTCGAAGGATCAGAAACCATATCAAAACAAATCAATTGAAAATCATCCTCTACTATAGTGGTTCCGTTCTCCTCTCTTATCGATCCCATTCCTCTAGAAGAAATGCCCAGAGGAATACGATTTTCAACAAGATTTCTGAGGATGTTGCCAGAAGGAGTATTGAGAACCTCTATCTTCCCCATACATTTGTTGCCATCCATATATATATTTGTCACTAGATGAGAAGCGTTAGCCAGATTAATGACTGAAGTGTCTGGATGATCTAGTTCACCCAAAGCTCTCCTCTCTTTTACCATCTTGCTATAGTTTTTCACTTCTCTCTCTAAGATCATGTGAGGATAAACTCTACCATTTCCATTTTGCGTCTCGGACATTTGCATAACACCCGATAGAATTATGGCACCGTTGGCGACTCGACGTTTTTCATCCTCTGTAAGGAGGTCTTGACATATACCGCCTTCACAAAGTTCAAAATATTCTCTCAATAACTTCATATTTCTCCTTCTGCGGGGGCCACCCGCCTCGACCAGGATCCCTTGCAACAATTAGCTACTGGGCGTATATACCATCTTATAGTGATAAACGGTTTCACAAGCTACCTCCTGACACGCACAGCGTTATTACGACTTGATGAGCGCGTTCGAATTTTAATTCCCTTATGATCTAACCTAACTCCATCGTCACCAAACAACATGTTCAAAACGTAACTTGCTCCAGAACTGAGACAGCCCAGGAGCATACCAGTAACAAGATAATTATCAAAAGTAAATAGTGTTGTGTAACCGTTTAGAGCCCATAAAAGAACGCCCACCCAGAAACCCACACACATAGGGCAAGATATGAGTTCCTTCATAAATCCCCTAGTGGGGCGGAGCTTGTCCAGTATTTTTGCATATACCAGAATTTGTGTTAACCCGTAAGAACAAAGCACAAAATATAGTAGATTCACTTATCCTCGCTTTCTCTAAGAATTGAATACATGTATTGGTAACCATACGGTCTAACACGATGATCCAGGGATCCCTTACTATCTGAATGGGGTACTTCTCCCAGCTCTGTGCTGTCTTCTTCGTCAGGGTCGAGCATATGAGTCATCATATCGTAGTTTAGATGCTTGCGAGCCTTAATGTCGGGCTCTTCCTCTCTTAGAAACAGACTAGTCGCGAAAATAGCACTTTGGACCGAGTCTATACCCTCTAAAATAGAATCATAAATTTTAGCTTCCATTGAAGAGAACACGTTACCCGATTGGACACTCGAAGGGTCTATTACACCCTTTGTTCTCAAGAATCTATAAAACCTATCCTGAACAGGATAAACTTCCCTTTCCATTAGCTTCTTTGGGAATGTTGTTATTTTGCTTTTTGCTGGAGATATTACTATATCTACCAAATCATGATCGAATATCATAATATCCCCGTTCAATGCTCGTCGAGCAATTAACTCTACAGATACAGCGTCGGGTTCTTCTGCAATTATTTGTATTTTTATGTTGCCTGAAGGGGCTGTTTCCGATACTCCTTCAGTAGGGACTATTTTTATTTTAACCGTCATCTCTTTCTAACTCTTCTACTAAACTTTGTATTTTCAGCACCTCTTCGATCATCACTATATCGATTTCTTTGTCTCTATAGCTCTCTAAAAGGCTCAAAACCTTTCCTGTTTTGGCTTCCATTTCTTTATCAGAAGAAACTACCGAATGGCTCTCCATGGAGCGTATTTTTTCCTTAAGAGTCCCTATTTCTTCATTCATGATGATTTTTAACTCTAGTCCGCCGTCCACAAAAGATGTGACGTACTTTGTCAGTAACGTTTTTTGATTCTCATTAAGCTTGTTTTGGTACCTTTCATTAAATCTTTTCACGAAAGACTTATAAACTAGGTTATCTATGGGGTCCTTTGTTTCTTTTTTCTCGGGCTCTTTTGTCAATGCTTCAACAACCTTCCCTTCCAAGAGAACCTTGTCCTTGATTCCGATAGAGTCATTAAACATCGAATAAATACTGGCCAGGTTCTTGTAATTTGGAACAAAATTAGCGAAAACAGAAGTACCCAAAGTCTTGTTTATCACCCTGATGAGAGAACTCTGCTCTCTGAACACTTCTTTTTTGCTTATCTTGGAATACGCAATTTTCGCTTCAATGATCATCTTCTCTGCTAAGTCTCTTTCCAGTCCATGAGTTTCATAAAGTGGCTTAAAAATCTTAAGCTCTTGCTTCAAAGAAGAATCTTTCGCAAAGTGCTCTTTAATTATCCCCTTTATTATCTTCATTTTATTTTTATCGTTCTTGATGGCACTTTTTGTCAACTCTCGAACAAGTGCCTCGTAAACAAATGCGGTGTTTCTTTTCTTATTGTGTTTTAGTCTCATTCTTTCCCCTCTTTTCAAGATCTTGAATCAGTTTCCTCACATCAGAATTAATTTCTGTGATTAAAATTTCTTCCCTATCATAAGTAGATTCCTGTTCTTCGTAAATACCCCTAGATAATGAAGTCAACCCTGCTAAACTATCAAAACCCTTCAAGGTGTTCCTTCTAGTCGACGAAGCCACCTCTCCTGCGTACTGACCCTTGTAAGAGCGTTTACGTGCGCCAGAGGGTCTCTTATCGACCTTAGACGCGGTCTTAGCATACTCTTTTCTACGATCCGACTTCGTTCTACCTCTCTTGTCTGTCCAGATGTCGTCGTCTCTTTTACCAGGAGCCGCCAACAACATGGAGTCATCTTCTGGGGGCTCTTCGCCGCCTTCTTCACCTCCAAGTTCTGGCTCCAACCCGGGTGATCCCTCACCGCCAGGTTCGAATTCGGAACCCTCTATATCATCCATTCCGGTTGACGGCATTATTTCTGCCTGTTCCATTTCTCCAGCTGTTTCTAGCGCAGCCTCAAATTTACGATCATAAAACATTTCACGTTGATTTCTGATGAATTCTTCTTCAGAAAGATTGAACACCTTCGTGGCTATCCACCTCTTGCTAAAGAATCCTTCAGTTGCTCCAGAAGCAGTTTCAAACTTAACCTTCCAGTGCTCCAGCTCTTGTAGTTCTGCTATCTTTGATGGATTTGCTAGCTTCAAAGAAAACGATGTTAAATCTTCTCCGCGATATCCCAGTATATAAAGGTGCACTATTCCAATTTTTTCAAGCTCAGTTATAACAGACCTCTGCAGCCTGTTAACGGTTCTCGCGAATCTAATATCTTTTTGAGCCAAAGTTGTTTTATCTTCTTCGGACCCTTCGGTTTGTGAAAGATAAGATGGCGGGATCTTCAATGCTGAAAATAACTTGTCTCTTAAGTACTTAACATCATCAATGTCTCCCGTATATGTCCCACCAGGCAAACTCTCAACCCGAGAAGAAGCATCCCCTCGCACTGGAATGAAATAATCTTCGTCTACAGACATCGGATTATAGCGGAGGTCGACACGACCGGTGTTTGGATCGACGACTTGGTTCCTCTTCATCTGAGTCATGACCTTTTGCATATATTGCTCTACGTCCTGTGGCGGTATGCTGCCGACATCGATATAAAAAACTCTTCGTTCGGGCGATCTAACAATGCGATAGGCCATCATTGCGTCTTCCAAGAGGGTTAATTGACGCCAGATTCTTCGTGCGGGTTCTAGTGCAGAAGTCCCGTATGGAGCGTGCTTATCATTTCCCAATATTCTGAAATGTGCCATTTGCCAATTCTCAAAAGTCATTCCTGCGGAATTCCACTGAAACTGGACGTAATTTGGATTAGTTTTGTCTTCCCCTTCTAACCTTTCTACTTCTTGTGTCGGCAAACCAATAACACTTTGGATACCAATGGTTTCATCCATATCCAAATATAAGAAAAAGTCCCCATACTTGCACATTGTGCGACACCAGCCAAATAAATTAAATTCCAAATTTAAAATATTATGATATAAAGAGTCCAAAATATTTTTTATCTCGTCATTAGGACAATCAATAGTGAGTAGCGGTTGTAAGTTGGTAGATGTCGTCATCTCGTCGGCATATATATCCAAAGCTGAAGCAATCTCTGGTGTGTATTCCATTTGGTCAAAATCAACATATCGCTCCAAACGATTTTGATTTTGCATGACGTTCGCCATCAAGTTATCGAAAGGGTTGTATTCCGTCTTTTTGAATTGTTGCCCACTGGCAGAGCGAAATCTGCGAGAGTACTTATCTAGTTGTCTTCTTCTTAATCTTCTGGCGGTTTGTGTTCTGTAAGTTACTAGCGGTCCAGATAACAATTTTGTTAACTTCTTAAAAAGTTCGTTTTGGCTATTTACAGGATTTTTTGTATTTTTGTTTTTTCTGGCCATTTAATTTATCCTTTGAAGAGCCACGGAAATTGTTCGTATTGACTCTTTGTTTTCTCTATTTTATCAAATATGCTCTTATTTTTATAGCTATTTTGACCTGGAATTGTAGTATCCAGTCTAGAATTCGTTACAATCATAGAATCCAGACAAGCTTTTTTATATTCCGTGTTTCTCTGATTTTCCACCAATGCAGTGTCCCTTATCCAACAACCAATTGAGCATGCCATAACCAGATCATCATTATAGCTTCTCATTGCTTCAGGTTTGCCGTTATTCCATATAAAAGTCTTCATTTCATTAAGAAGACGCGCAGAATATATTTTAATTAGTTTGTTCCTTACGAATTCCTCCATCTTAGCGATAACTAATGGTCTAGTTTTAGAAGAAGTGGTGAATCCTGCGACGGCATTTGATTTATTTTCTGCCTGTATCTGGTCTATGTATTCGTGGGTAGATTTTATCGAGTGGTAAATATTGGGATAATTATTTTCTCTAAGCTTCTCCAAAACAGAGTATCCTACCGAGTTGTTCTCCACCGTTATCATACAGTTGCCGTACTCTTTTCCAGCATTCAACAAAACATCTGAAAAGACATCGGGCGTTACTTTTCCCTGATATTCTGCGATGATCTCCATTGTCGCCAACTTAATAAGATGAAAAACTGAATAGTCTCTTCCATCACCTCGTGCCACGTCGGCACTTATCATATAATCACTATCGTGCTTATACTCTTCCCAAATCCAATAATTTCTATCAAACCCAGTTCTATACTTGGGTTCCCTTATCATGTTTTCTACCCAGGCAATATCCTCTCCATGAAAAACAGTCTCTCCAGACATATTAAAATTACATTCTAATTCTTGTGCGATTTCGCGTCTGGACATATTTCTCGTTTCTTTTTCAAACCACGTCCTATCTCTATCCGGGTGCCTATCCCACGGAAGTTTAGTTGATTTAAAATCGTTAATTGACTGCTCCGCCTCCATATAAGTTTTGTGAAACCAATTACCAACACCATTGGGTGTCGACAAGGCGATACAGCGACCACCAGTAGAAAGAGTGGGATACAGCCCAGTCCAAAGATCGTCTAATCCGTCTACGTGGGCGGCCTCATCTACGACCAACAAAGAAAGAGCCTCTGACCGTCCAGCATCGCCACTAGTTGAAGATGCCTTTATTTGAGACCCGTTTGACAATTCGAAAGAAGTTCTGTTGTCAATTGTAACGTGTGCAATAGTTAACCATTCTGGTATATTTTTTAAAATATTTTTAACTTTTTTCACTAAATTGGATGCAGTTGAGAATTTAGTTGCGATAACGAGAACGTTCTTTTCTCTATGGAAGAGCATCATCCAAACGACATAAGCAGCAGTTATTGTAGATATTCCTAATTGTCTGGCTTTTAAAATGACGTTAAAACGATTGTCTAGGAAGTCCTCAACCAAATCTTCTTGAAAATCGTATAAATGAAACGGAATTAGCCCTTTTTGTGGATGGGTAATGCGAGCGTAGCTATTAATGAAATAAACAGGATCCTTGCCACACTTAACAATCTCCCGCATTATTTCCTTCTTGGTTAACTGGAAAGACATTTCCTACTTTAGATTTTTGTTTCTAGCACCAGTTTCCATATTAAACGGATCGAATGGTTTATAATTATCTTTTTTAGATTTATCGTTCTTTGGGCGACCCTTGTCCTTACTAAGTTCCAGAAACTTTTTAAAAGTATCGTCTAAGCGATCCTTGCTTCCATCCTCGGCACCGTCCTGACCTCTTAGTGGATTACCGCCGATTTTATAGATCTTTTTAGCAGTGACAGTTGTTCTGACGCGAGATATATACTGAACCAATACTTCTATCTCGCCCTCCGCCTTTAAAGAAAGGGTATTTTTGGTCAACTTTTTATATTCCTTTTTGATAAACTTAACAACATCGTTTATCATTGATTCTATATCAGACTCAAAACTATTCTTGTGGACATCTTTTAGTTTAGGGTCACACTGGTATGTGACGCAGATTCTATCACCATAAAACCGCACAGAAAATCCATCCATAACTCTAGAATCAATTAGTGGATCACCCTCTTCTCTTTTAAGACCCAGCTCAACACGGTTTCCGTCAGAGTCGGTCGCGCCGTCGTGCGTGTTTGACAACACTTGAGATATACCGTTTATGATGTTTAATATAGTAGCCATTTAAAATCCTCGCTTTATACTAAATAGTAGTTTCATTTCATAATTGCCATAGTATTCTTATCCGGACGCCAGCCTGACCTCCAACGTGCTTCGCGCCCTTCAACATAGTGAATATAACAATCAAAACAACATTGAAATTTGTTCATATAAAGGTCATCTTTCATTGCAAAAGAATATCTTACACATACAGGGCACTCTCTATTGCTCTCTTTTTCTAGAATTCTTTTAGAGATTAAAATGCCGCCTTCTGTGCGCTGCCTCTCTGATCCTCTTTTTTCTGTTTCTCGTGAATAGAATTCTTTTAAATCCTTCAGATATTTTTGTTCCTTTTCCTTGTTCCACAACTTCTTTGGATTCTGAATTGCTTCTTCACCGTATTTTTCACTTATAGCCTTTTCTAACTTTGCGACGTAATTCGGATCATCGCTCATTCTAGAAACTCGCTTTTAGATCTATTGCAACCCAACTAACAACTATAGTGATAGCAACTCCAACGGCGAATCCTCCAGCGGCGAACCACATCCCCTTGTTGGTTGGTCGGTCCATAGCGATCTGACCAAGTTTAAGATTTTCTTCTTTTAAGGCAAACAAAACCTGCTCGTGAGATTCTTTCAGTGATACGATGTGAGCTTTCAGAAGTTCTATCTTTAAATTAAATTTTGCTTTTTCCTGTGTGATTTTTAGTTCTGACACCAACTCGCACCTAGCCTTCGCCCTAGAAGCAGCAGTCAATAAGACCATGTTTGCTTCGTCGTCGTAACACCAAGCACCCGAGTCAGCATCTGGGAAGCCTACTGGAAGCTTTCCTCCGGGCGGAACATAGATGTAGCTGCCAGGGACGCCTTCGACCGGTTGAGCACACACAGGAAATATCAGAGTAGATGCAAGAAGACATGCTATTATTTTATTCAACATTTTTAAAACCGAACTCCTTTTCAATCATTTCTTTAATCACCTCCGGGTCACTTTTAGATTTTACAATCATTTCTCTCACTACCCATTCGTGATCTTTCTCTAGATCCTTTTCCGTCTTTGCATATTCCTTCTCATTTTTAGATATTGTCTCGTTGTATTCGC